GGTGGAAGAATAGGATTTAATAAAGGTAAAAGAGTCAAGTCTTCTATTGATAAATTATTAGAAAATTTAAATAAAAAAACTCAAGGTAAAAAATCTATGGAATCTGTTGATTCAAAAACTGGAGAAGTAACAGTTCCTAAAAAACCAATTCGTAAGGCAGAAGAACCAACAGGTATGACAACAATGGATCCTGAGCCAGAGATAATAGATGAAAGATCAATTACAAAAACAAAACAACAAACTAAATCAAGACAACTTACAAATGATGAAATTGCAGACTATGAAGAACAAATTGGACGTAATGCAGAAGAGTGGTTGTCAGAGGGAACAGTTGATGAAGCTGAGAAAGCTTTAAAAAGTAGTAAAGCTGAAGAAGCATATTACCTTCAACAATATAAAACAGGTCAGTTGGATCCTACACCAGGCGAGAAGAGTCAATCTAGAATGAGATTTTTACAAAAAAAAGCGGAAGAAGCAGAATTAACAGGGGATAGAAGATTATTTAGTCTTGATGAATTTGATGAATTAGAATCATTAGAAAACACATTTAATAAAAAAAATACTTCTGCAGGAGGTTTTGATTTTAATGATTCAGAAATAAAAGCACAAATGGAAAAAGCTATGCAAGAAGGAAATAAAAGAAGTAAAGAGATGCGTGCTATGGGATTAGATCCAGCTAAAAGTAAAGACTACGATGAATATATAAAAATTAAAGAAGCATCTGGTGATAAAGATTTTAATAAATATTTTGATGATTTAGAAATAAAAACAAAATTTAAAGGTGTAATTAGTGATGATCTTTTAAATCAAATTTTAATAGATGATAACCCTCAAAGAAAAGCAGAAGTAATCGCTACTATTGAACAAGGATTAAAGATGCAAGAAAAAGGAATGGATCCCCAAGAAATTGTTGATATTTTAAAAAATACTACAAGAACTAAACAAGCTAAAGGTGGTTCAGTAGGACTAAATTACTTGATGGGATTTTAAATGGGCATCGGTTCATATAAGGAAGCAGAAAGATATCGTATGCGTACGAATAAAAACTTAACAAGAGGTTTTTATTTAGACACAAAACGAACTTTAGACGAAGAACCTTTTGCCTGGGAACAGTCTCAAGATGCAGGCATCATGCAGCCGGAAGCTGTGCAAGAGTTTGCGGATGGTGGTAGAGTCGGATTTAAAGACGGATCAAAACCTGCAAGATCTACTATATATAAAATAACTAGGGATAATCATCCAGAACAAGGAAGATATGCGTATCATGGATTTAATATGAAAACAAAATATTTTGATACAAAAAAAGAAGCAGAAAATTTTAGAAAATTTAGATTACAAAATAAAGCAGAACAACAAACAATTAAATTAACAGGTGGTTTTATTAATAATGTTAGGAAAGGAATTAATGAAGGAAAATCACAAAATCAATTAGCAGATGAATTAGGTGTTAATGTAAAAAGAATATCAAAAGCAATTCAAGAAGGAAATATTGAACTTCCTGAAAACATAGTAAATAATCTTGAATATAGATCTTTTGTTAAAAAAAATTATAAAGATAAAACTACTGAAACAATTGCAAAAGAATTGTTTACAGATAAAAAAATTCCATTAAGTACAAAAAAATCTAGAGTACATAACATAATAGGAACATTAATTGCAGATGGAGAATTAGAACCTGTTCCTGCAGGACTTAAATCTGAAATTAGAGATAGATATGGTTTTGGAAAAAGTTCTAAATATGAAATTGACAAAGCAACTAGAGAAAAAAGAGATTCATTTATATCAAAAATATCAGGACCTTCAACAGAATATCAAATACAACAACTTAAAAGAGGAGAAGGTCCACAACTTGCACATAGACTAGGATTAGAAGAAAGTTCAAAATTAAAACAACAATATGACATTGGAAATTTAGGAATAGATCCTCCAAAAATAAATCAAGAGACGGCAAAATCTTTTGAAAATTTAAGAGATAAACTTGTTGTTGAAGGAAATAACATAGCTAAAAAAATTAAAAAAAATCCGTCTTTAGAACTTAGAAAACAACTTTTAAATGTAAACGAAAAAATTAAACAAGTAGTGGATGCGTCTGATGGAAGAATACAAGCATTTGTATTAGATGAACAAACATTAGAACCAATTAAATACCTTGGAATAAAACCAAGAGAATTAGCTTATGGAGTAATAGATGAAACAGTAAAAGATTTTGATTTAAAAGACATGAATAAAATAATTAAAGACGCTAACAAAACAGGAACTGCTACCCCTGAAAATTGGGAAAAAATAAAAAAATATCAAATGTTTGTTGCTAATTTACAAAACGAAGTTGATGTTGCTAAAAAAGAAAATGTTTCTAAATTAACAAAAAATCTTAAAAATAATTTAACTGACTATCTTAATAAAAATCCAGAGGAAGTTAAAGCTTTTAGAACCGCAGGAGTAGTTTGTAGAAGAAGTGCAGGTGGCAAAGTAGATGTAGAATGTTTGGCTGAAAACATTATTAAAGAAACTGAAAAATTAGAAACTGGAACAGATTTACAAAAAACATCTGCTCTTAATAAATTTAAAAATGCTACTAAACTTGGAGCAGGATTAGCAGAAGAGGTTATTGGTTTTGGAAAAGGAGTTGCAGGTAGAACTTTAACTCCACTAGTAGCACTTAATTCAGCATTGGAACAATTTACATCTGGAAACTATAGAGAAGGAATTAGAAAAATAGCCGACATTGCAGATTTAACAACATTAGTTGGTGATCCTTTAGGTTTTGAAAAAATGAGAACAGAAGCAAGAATAGAAGAAGTTAGAAATAAAATAGGAAAAGAAAACCAAGCGTCTTTTGATAGACTTTTAGAATTTAAAGATAAATATTATCAACTTCAAGATGTTAATAAAAAATTAGAAAGAGCAGAATCTGCTACACAAGATCCTAATGCAGCACCAGAAAGTTATGATCCAGATTATATAAATAATTTAAAAAAACAACAAACTGATTTAAATAAAATTATAAATAGTCCAAAATATCAAAATTTCAGAAGAGATGCATCAAATGTAGGTAAAGCTATTAAAAATGAAATTTTTCAAAGAAATGTTAATAGACCACAACAAGAAAGATATACAAATGAAATAGCAGCACAGGAACAATTTAAATCTATTATTGGAGATGATTTGTATAATGAAATACCTGAGGTAACAGAACCTATTTATGAAAATTTAACTGCTAGTGAAAAAATAAATGAGCAACCAGTTCCTGTAATATCTGATGAACAAAGAACAATAATTGAAGAAATGGGAGCTAGAGGTGGAGCAGCAGAAGGTGGAAGAATTGGATTAGCAGGTGGCGGACCTAAAATGGGAAGACGTGGATTTTTAGGATTAATAGCAGGTGCTGCCGCAGCTCCAGATTTAATAAAATCTTTAAAGGGAACAGGCCAAGCTGCTAAAATTGCATCTAAAATAAAATTAGAACCAGCAGAAGGAATGTATCCTTGGTTTCCAAAACTTGTTGAAAAAGTAAAAGAAATGGGAAAACCTTTTGAAGAAAAAGATTTAATAATGGAACCATCTTATAAAAATGATCCTAGACCTTTTGGAAGTAGACAACCAACAGGGGAAGAAAAATTAACTAAACATGTAGATGGTGATACAACTTTTATTTTAAGAGAATATCCTGATGGAAGATTAGCTGTTGATATTGATTCACCTAGAAATCAAGAATCATTTGGTCAGCCTGTAAGTTTGTATTATAGACCTAAAATGGAAATTCAAAATTATAAAGGTGAGAAAAAAATAGAACCTCCAGAATTTAAAGTTCTTGAACCAGAACCTAGACTATTTGCAAACGGTCCGGATGATGTAGATATTACGTTTACAGAAGTTCCTAAAAATCCAAAACGAAATACTGTTTTTGGAGATATAGAAGCTGCTGAAAGATTTGCAACAGGTAATATTAAAAATAGAAAAATTATACCTGTTAAACAATCTTTAAGAAATGAAATGTCAGACGATCCTTCAACTTTTATTATGAGACAATCAGGGGAACTTGGTTCAAAAGCACGACCAGAAGAAATAATTAAACTACCAGAAGAATTTGCAACAGGAGGTAGAGTTGGTTTTGGTGATGGATCTAAAGATCCAAATAAATTAATTCCTATAGATCCATTATTACAAGATCAATCTCCAACCGACCCAGGAAGAAGAGACGTTTTAAAATTAGGAATAGCAGGCGCTGGAGTTTTAGGACTAGGAAAATTAGGATTATTAAAATTAGGAAGTTCTATTAAACCTTCTATATTTGCAGAAGCAGTAAAAGGTACAACTGCACCATCTTGGATGGATAGTTTAATGACAAAAATTATTAAGGAAGGAACTGAAATAAAAATGCCAAAAGAATCCAGTATTATTAAAAAAGAAGTTAAATTTAAAAACCCTGAAACAGGTGATGCTCAAACAGCTACATTAACTATAGATCCAACATCAGATAGAATGTTTATTGAATATGATAGCCCAACTAATGTTGCAAAACAACCAGTGGTATTAGAATTATATCGAGAACGAAAAATTGTACCAAACCCAGGTGGTAAATCAAATTGGTTTGCACCAGATAAAACTAAAGGATATAATTTTTATGCAACAGAAGCAGGTCCACGTGTAACTGATTGGGATGGAAATATTGAATTTGATCGCGAAGATACTTACTTTAAAATAATAGATCTTAAATCTGATATTAGTGGATTAAAATCATATGCAACCGAAGGAAAGGGAATAAACAAAAAAGTAGCTAAAGAAAAAAGAGCAGCTACTGCAGATATTGAAAAAAACCCTGATGAATATGTTCCAGATTGGGAACCAGAGATTTATGATTAAACCTAAAAGATTAACAACAACAATACCACCTTTAAGAGGACCAAACCCGCAAGGCTTGAATATTAGTTATAATACTGTTAGAACAGTTAAATCGGAGAAAACAATAAATGGCAGAAATAGAAAAACCTATTCCAACAATAAGTAAGCCTTTAACTCCAGAACAAGAAACAGAACTTGTTTTGAGTGAGACTGAAACTATGCCTACTTCACCAACAGAAGTTACTGAAAATGAAGATGGTAGTGTTGATATAAATTTTGATCCAAAAAAAGATTTAACAGATCAAACAGAATTTAGTGCAAACCTTGCTGAAGTAATAGATGAGCAAGTTCTTGGAAGATTAGGTTCAGAACTTTATCAAGATACTGAATCATACAAAGATTCAAGAGCAGATTGGGAAAAAGCTTATACTCAAGGATTAGATTTATTAGGATTTAAATACGAATCAAGAACAGAACCATTTCAAGGTGCATCAAGTGCAACGCATCCAGTATTAGCAGAAGCAGTTACACAATTTCAAGCACAAGCTTATAAAGAATTACTTCCAGCTGAAGGACCAGTTAGAACACAAGTTGTAGGTGCTATAACTCCAGAGATTCAAGATCAAGCAGATAGAGTTTCTGAATTTATGAATTATCAAATTATGGATATTATGAAAGAATATGAACCAGAGTTTGATCAGATGTTATTTTATTTACCTTTATCAGGATCTACATTCAAAAAAATTTACTATGATGAAATTCTTGGAAGAGCTGTATCTAAATTTATTCAAGCTCAAGACATTGTTGTTCCATACACAGCAAGTTCACTTGAAGATGCAGAAGCAATTATTCATATAATTAAAATTTCAGAAAACGAATTAAGAAAACAACAAGTAGCAGGTTTTTATAGAGACATAGAATTAAAAGCATCAGATGAATTAACACAAGACGATGATGTGAGATCTAAAGAGAGACAATTAGAAGGTGTGACTATGAGTGGTCAGACTGAAGATGTTTTCACATTATTAGAATGTCATGTTAATTTAGATTTAGAAGGTTTCGAAGACAAAGATGCTTCTGGTGAGCCCACAGGAATTAAACTTCCATATATTGTAACTATTGAAGAAGGATCTAGAGAAGTTTTATCTATTAGACGTAATTATTCTGAAACTGATCCTAAAAAACAAAAAGTACAATACTTTGTACACTTTAAATTTTTACCAGGATTTGGTTTCTATGGTAATGGTTTAATTCAAATGATTGGTGGATTGTCACGTACTGCAACTCAAGCATTAAGACAATTATTAGATGCAGGAACATTATCTAATTTACCAGCAGGATTTAAACAAAGAGGAATTAGAATTAGAGATGATGCTCAAT